CTGGATTGTTCTGTGCGAACATACCATCATCTTGACCCATAGGGTCGAGTTCGCCACCAGATTCGTCTTTAATCTGGTTTTCAATTTCTTCAATCTCTTCATCAGACATTCTTAGAACATTCTTTCTCACATATTCTTTAGAGAAGTATGTTCCTACATAACTTTCAATCTGACCCAACATATCAATGCGGTTCTGTAAAAGTTCTGCATTCTTTAGTTCTGTAAAGTGTCCATCTTGCATAAAGTCAAACTGCAAGTGTTCTTTAATTGTCGGCCATTCTTCTTCTGCGATAACACCTTTAAGAATAAGTTGTGTACGAAGCATATCCATAAACAGGATTGTAAATTTCTTACGAAGTTTCTGTACAAACTTAGTGAACTTTAATTCGTCACGAGTAATGTTATCAGAACGTCCAATAGAGAATGAGTTCTCTGCCTCAAGTCTTGAGATTGGTACGTTCAATGAACGATAAAGTTTTGTCTGGAAGTATTTGATATCATCAATCTCACCAAGGTTTGAACCACCAGGCAAGGTTGTGATTTCTGTACCTCTACCACCTTCTCTACGAGGCAACCAGAAATCTTCCAACATGGACATATGATTTCTATCGTCACGAATTTCACCAGTTCGTGCGTCATACACCAACTTGTTACGATAACGATTCATCACATCTTTGAGGTATGCCTCTGCCTTTACTTTAGGTAAGTTACCAACATCAATGTAGAAAATACGTCTTTCAGGCGCACGAGAAATACGATAGATAACCAACGCATCCTCAATCATACGCAACTGATTGACAGGTTTGATTGCTTTGTGCAGATATGAAAGGACAGTTCCTTTATGCATATCTACAAGTCCAGATGGACAGTAGGTAATAGAATCAGCGGTAATCTTAATACCACTGGATGTTCCTGTGTTTTGATCTAGACCTTTCTCATTGTAGAGATAAAAGTCCTCAATCTTTTTAACTAAATCCAAACCAGTTTTTGGATCTTTTTCTTTTCTTTGTTCCCTTACTTTCTTAATCTTACGAGGGTCAATATACCTCACATCTTGAATGCCCTTACGAGGGGATTTTGTATCAATGATTTTGTGATAATATATACGTCCATCCACATACCATCTTCTAAAGATATCATGTCCTTTTGCATTAAAGTCAAGCAGACGCAACACCTCATCGAACTCATCTCTGATTTTCGATTTAATGTTTGGGGAAAGTTTTAATCTGTCAAGGGAAATAGAAACAGATTGTCCTCTTTCATCAGAGACAATCGCTTCATTCGCAATATCTTCAATTGCACTATCACACTCTGGTTGTTGTGCAATGTCACGATATCGTCTGATTAAGTCTATTTCATTACGATCACGACCATCCATATCAAGGATGGAAGCATAATGCCCACCGCCTGATACAATGTCTAGGGTGCCGTCGTCAGTAGAGGGAGCAGTGAATCCATCACTACTCCCACTCTGATTCGCCCTTGTGATTCTGAAACCAAAAAGTTCAGCCATACTATAGTTCTCCTAGTTTTACCCAACTATTTAGTCGGATTATAAAACTAGATTATACGTCACTCGCATCAAATGACGTATAACGCCATGTGATATCAAAGGTTTCAATTTCACTTACTGTGTCCATATTCAACTCAATAGCACCAATGGCGGTTGGCCAACACTTTTTGAGAGTATAGGTTTTAATAACCAAATTATCTCTATTCAACTGTTGAACAACCAAATCAGCAGTATATTGACTTACATTTGAACGCCCTCGAGCGTTTGTTAAGTCATTAATACCATTCATCCATCTTTCGATTCCGTTACGGATTCTAAAGTCTGTATCGTTGAAAACAGTTGTTGACCAAGTTTCAAAAGTTCTATCACCAGCGACAAACAATTGTCTGCCTCTGAAGTTGATTGGAATTTCTGTAATTGTTTGTCCTGGCAAGGATGCAGTCCTTACCAAGAATGATGTTTCTTCAGTGTTTTCAATACCTACACCGAAGGATGGGGTGTTCATAATAACCCTAAATTGGTTAGCACGAGAACCACCACCTTGTAGTCTTGCTGCAAAATCGTCTATACTAGCCATGATTAACCTCCTACCTCACTAAATTCAACACCAGTTCTTACGGCGATGAAGTTTAGTGTAATAAAGTTGATGGAACGAGCAGGTTTGATG